TGGGATAGAGTGAAAGGTGATCAATTACCAGCAGGATTAGATTTATGTGTTTTTGATTTTGGTGTTAATGCAGGCACAGGACGAAGTGCAAAGTATTTACAAACAATGATTGGTACAGTTGCAGACGGAGGTATTGGACCAAACACACTTAAAAAATTAGATGAATATATAGAACAAAACGGATTAACAGATACCATAACAAACTTTCAACAAGCAAGACAGGAATATTATGAAAGTCTTAGCACATTTGAAACATTTGGAAAAGGATGGACTCGACGAGTAGATGAAACTACAGAACTAGCACTTAACATGATTTAGGAGAGAAAAGTTGGGATTCGCATTCGATACACCAGTAGACCCATACATTGAAGTAATGTCAGAAAGTGATATTGACACATGGTGGGCAAGTAAAGACAGAACAATGGTAGCAGGTTGGGATGACGCACACGGATATATTATGCGTGATATTAGTAGTCGTATTCCTAAAGGACACACTATTAAACACGGTATCAATGATGCAGGTAACAAGTATTATCTAACAATCAGTGGACCAAACATAAACAAAAGCTGGACATAATTTGACAGTAGAAAATTACAAATCAACAAGTTGTGTAGTTTGTGGACATTATAGTCATTGCGGACAACCGCTATGGCTTGAAAATAAAAATCCACAGGATGGTAACAACATCTATAAGGCTTGCGAAAATTGTAGTTGTGAAAAATGTAATAAAGGAGATTCAGATGATTAAAAAATTTATTACAAGTAGATTAGAAGAAAGAACAACCTGGGACGGTGCTATGCTAATAGGCTTGGGTCTAATAGTTTTAATTGCAGGTCCATTTGCAAAACTTGCAGCTTATATTGCAATAGGTTACGGTGCTTGGACAATTTACAAGAGTGAATAATGGCTAGACTGTATCTTGTTTTATTACTTTTAGGTGTATTAGGAGGCGTTGGTTACGGTGCCTATGGTTACTATACAAGTACACAACAAAGGATACAAACTCTATCAGAAAATAATGCTAAACTAGAAGTAGCAATTGAACAAAGCGAAAAAAGTGTAAACTTATTAAAGAGTGAAGCAGCAAAGAATGCAGAGCTTAATAAAAATTTACAAGTACAATTACAAAAAGCAGAAGCATATGGAGACGATCTAAGAAATAGATTAAGAAAACTTGATCTATTAGCAGATGCTATTTCTAATGCTAAAAATTTAGAAGGACGTATGAATGGTGCAACAGCTAAACTATGGCGTGAGATCATGGCGGAAACTGGCAACAACACTGGTGGTACTAGCGATCTTCCTTTCTGGTTGCAGCAGAATAATGCCGGAACCGGAAGTAAAGGTAGTGACACAAGTGCAAAAAGTGACAGTACCGATAGTAGCAAGACCAAAGCCGATTAACCTTACTGACGTACGAGTATATGTTGTAAATAAAGGCAATTTGGAAGCATTTATTGCTGAGTTTCAAGAACAAAATGGCGAACTAGCCTTTGTGGCATTAAGTATTGATACATACGAAAACCTTGCACTTAACATAAGTGAATTAAGACGTTTCATAAATCAACAAAATGAGATTATAGTCTATTATGAAAAGGCAATGACGCCAGATGAAACAGATAAAAAAGATAAATCTACAATCAAAACTGACTGACACAATAAGTGGTAAAATGTTAATCTATACAGACGATCCTACAATAGGACGTAGTTTAGATCTATATGGTGAATACTGTCAACCTGAAATAGAATTATTAAAAAATTTATCGAATAAAACTACATGGTTTGTAGATATAGGTGCAAACATAGGCACACATACAATTCCTATGAGTTATCATGTGGATCGTGTTATAGCATTTGAACCTGACGATGCTAATTTTGATTTGTTATCAAAAAATGTAGCAGGCTTATGTGCAATAAGAAAAAATGTTACTGCAACTAAAATGGCAATAGGTGATACATTACAAGAAGTTAATACACAATTTGATTTTGGTAAAACAAAAATTGTACAAGGCACAGGCATAAAATCTGCTCCATTGGATATTTTAGGTTTACCTAAAGTTGACCTAGTAAAAATTGACGTAGAAGGTCAAGAATTAAAAGTATTAGTAGGAATGCGTAATATTTTAATTACATATAAACCAGATATGCTAATAGAAATGCAAGACGAAACAACGTATAATGAAACGTTTGATTTTTTGAAAAGTTGTAATTACAACGCATATTGGTTTCCAGTTAGCACATACAGTAAAAACAATCAAAAAAATAATACAGATGATGTATTTGGTCCTACCCACGGAGTTATAAACTGGATTTGTACCGCATATCAGTTAAATACAGAGTTAGAGCCAGTAGTCGACAGAGATGATACTGTGGAACGTATGGTTTATAGGAGAAGAAAGAATGTGGGAAATGATAGAAAGGATGGCAGATGACCGTCTATGGATCTATACTGCAATAGTAGGATCATTATTTGGAGCCGCTTTTTTATTCTGGTTCAAAGACACACGTATGGCTACTTGGGGTGTACAAAAATTTGATGCTACACTAGAATATCTTGCAATACGTTGGGGTTGGACATGGTTACAAAATGATCCAAATGCTTGGCGTGTAAAATATCCTAAAATAACATCAAAAATTGATGAACTTGAAGCCAGAATTCAAGAATTAGAGGAGAGAAATAATGGCTGAAGAAATTAAACAAGCAGGCTTTCACCCTGCAGATACAAACGGTGACGGTAAGGTTACCGAAGAAGAACAGGCAATGTATTTAGAGTTCAAACGCAAAGAACTAGAAGATGCAGATGCTATGCGTGATGCACAACGTAGCATGGCATGGTTTGCACTGTTTGGTATGTTGTTGTATCCAGCAATTGTTTTAATTGCAAATCTATTAGGCATGGAACAAGCTGCAAAAATATTAGGTGACATGGCTGCAGTATACTTTGTTTCTGTTGCTGCTATTGTAGCTGCATTTTTTGGTGCACAAGCAGTAGGCAATACTAAGAAAAAGTAAAAATTTATCTATAGTCCTAATATAACGTAAATAGAAATATGAACTATTATGATGTATTAGGACTGAAAACAAATTGCAGTCCACAAGATATTACAAAAGCATATCGCACATTAGCGAAAGAATTTCATCCTGACACAGGTGGTGATGAACAAAAGTTTCACGAAATAAGTGAAGCATATGATGTTCTAAAGGATCCACATAAACGTGCAAGATTTGATATGCACAATGCTAGACAACATACACTAAAAACAAATGATGTTTTTGATGATATGTTTACTGTATTTGGAAGTGCAGGATTTCATCCAAGTAAGAGAGAATATACAAGAACAAAAACAAATAAAAATTTGGGTATTGTTATAGATTGCACACTAGAAGAAAGTTTTATCGAACAAGAAAAAACTGTTAGTATCAAACATACAAATGGCACAAGACATTTAGTAAACTTAAAGATACCTCGCAGTGCCAATGATGGAACAAAAATAAAATATAAAGGACTAGGAGACTTAAGATATCCTAATCTTCCACAAGGTGATTTAACTGTTACTGTAAAAATTATACCAGATAATGTGTTTATTAGAGAAGGTGATAATCTAAAAATGCACTTGACAATAAACGCATGGAATGCTATAATAGGGACTGTTGTACAAGTTACGACCATAGATAAAAAATTATTAAACTTAAACATTCCTGCAGGTACACAGTTTGGCACAATACTAAAACTTCCTAATTACGGAATGTATAAAAAACAAGGTGATAGAGGTGATTTATTAGTTCAAGTATTAGTAAAAATACCTGAAAATTTATCTGAACAACAATTAAATATATGTAAGAAACTAAGAGATGAATAAATGAAAACAGGCAAGGAAGTTGATAAAGTTTTAGAAGTAGCAACTAATATTGCGTCTAAATACGGACATTCTTATATTAGTACTGAGCATATGTTACTTGCTATTTTAAAAAATAATCAGTTTGCTAAATTATTAATAAAATTTGGTGTACAACTTGATGAGATATGTCTCGATTTAGAAAGTCACATTGTTAATCAGTATGGAAAATATACAAATAGTAAACCAGTAAAAACACAAAGTTTAGAACGTGTATTTAATCGTTCACTTACAAGTGTTCTTTTCAGTGGTAGAGATCAAGTACAAATTGTAGACATATTTGTTAGTTTAATGCAGGAAAACAATAGCCACAGTAGTTATTTTTTAATGAAATATAATATTAATAGAGACGAGTTTTTAGAATTTGTAAAACGTAACGATAGGAATAGTGCATTAAGTAGACAACAACAACAATACTTAAATGGAATTATAAATGAGTTCTGTGAAGATCTAACAAAAGAAGCAACAGAAAATAAACTAGATCCTGTTGTTGGCAGAGATGATGTTATAAATGATATCACTCAAACATTTGCAAGACGTAACAAATCAAATGTACTGATGGTTGGTGATCCTGGTGTTGGTAAGACTGCAGTTGCTGAGGGTCTAGCAGTAAAAATAATAAACAAAGAAGTTCCAGAATACCTTTATGATCATGCAGTTTACAATTTAGATGTAGCTAATATGTTAGCAGGCACACAATACCGAGGACAATTTGAAGAACGTGTAAAAGAAGTATTAGAAGCACTGATACAAAAAACAAAATGTATATTGTTTATTGATGAAGCACATACACTAAAAGGTGCTGGTGCTGGTGGTAATGGCGGTACAGATTTTGCTAATATGCTTAAACCATATTTAGGCAGAGGCAAACTTAAAGTAATTGCCAGTACAACTTGGGAAGAATACAATCAGAGTTTTGAAAAAGACCGTGCGTTAATGAGACGTTTTTATCATATAACTGTTGATGAACCTACACCTAAACTTGCAAAAGAAATACTTAAAAATAGTGCAAAGTATTATGAAGAATTTCACAGTTGCACAATTACTGCAGAAGCAATTGAATATGCAGTAGATTTAAGTGTACGTTATCTCACTGATAAAAGATTACCTGATAAAGCATTTGATATGATTGATAGT